CGTACTTGGTTTCAATGTCCAAGCATAGATGCAAGTAAAGACTTTACTGCAAGAACAGGATTATGGAACGATCCTGGTGTGTTATGTTTTACTGTTAATAAAGATGGTTGGGATAACTATAAGATTGTTTGACTTTTCTTTGTTGTTGATATAAATAACTATGAGATGTAGTCCAATGTTCTTTGCATACTACATTACCATAGCAACGACAATCTAATTTATACTCCACAGTAACCTGAACATTCATCATCAAACAACTGATACTGTGGGTCATCTTCTGCTATAAAATCTATTGATCCTAGTGGTTGCATTTTTCTGTGTAAAAATAATTCTCCATCTAATTTACTTACAAATTGACTTTCTTTGTTAGACCTTAGCTGGTTGTCAAAATCTACTGCATACTCAAACTCTTTTGGGTGCTTCTCTTTTATTCTTTGCCACTCTTTATTGTCGTGGTAAGGACAAATAATACAAGCTGATCTAGGTGGTTGTGGAAAACCTAATGTTTCAAAGTAATGTAAACAATCGTGTCTTGTTATTTTATTCTCTATAAGTGGATAACAATTCACAGCCCATTTGTTAGGTGGGTACTTAGCTCTTTGTATTTCATCTTGTGATATACCCATTACTATCTCTACAACTTTGCCACGCAAGTTAGTAACACCAAGTATCTCTCTTATTCTTTTATTAATTGGTTGTATCTTATAACGATCTGTACAAGTTCTTAGTGTAAGTCCTTGTTTTCCACTAGGATTTTTTACAAATACTGGTATAGATGCAAAGAAACCTACAGGTGACATCAAGTCTTTAGTTATATCTCCTGTGTTTCTGTCGTTATTAACTATCTCTATTTTAATTTTGTCAGATACTTTTTCTTCTAAAAATTTAAACCAATCATATACTTCTTTAGGTTCGTTGCCTGTATCTGCAAATATTGCTGCATCAACAGGTGCTATCTCGCCATTGTAAATCTTCATAAGTAATGTGCTTGATTGCACACCTGCACCTAAAGATAGTATGCGTAAATCAGGTTTCTTATCTAAAACCTTTTCATCTGCTAATCGCATTTCTTTTAAATACACTTATGAACTACCATCTTCTGCTATGTCATAGCAAGTATCACACAAAGGTCTATCGCCTGTGCCTATGTATGGCTCGTTCTCTGTAACTTCAATGTGTCCGACACCCCAACATCTAAATATATATATCATTCTTCTTCTTGATTTACTGTTGTAAGTATCTGTATGTTAGGAAGTATTGCAAGTAATTGCTGTTGTCCATTAGGCAACAATATACTTTTACCCATAAACAAAGGCACTTCCTTATCGTTTCTTCTGTTCAATAATTCTGCAATCAACATACCTTCTGTTGCCTTGCTTAACATTACATCAATCATTCTTCCTCCTCGTGTATCTTTGCATCTACTTCGTACAAATAACCTACTTCTTTCTGTATTTTTTCTTTGTCATCAAATTCTGTTGTAGCTGGTAGTTCCATTTTAGTCCAACCAAAATCGTACAAACTATTTAACAAATTGTGTATATTCCAAGTCATAATTTTTCCCTTATGCTCTGTTAAATAAACAAACATTTTGTTTTTATTCATTGAGTACAATAAATTACTATCAAATTTTTTTCTTTCAATGATCCAACTATCGTATTTCTTATCTCTTGACTTAACTTCTACAATGTATCTCTCGTTCTCTGCATCATAAGAACTGTAAGGATCGCTTACCTCTACTAAGTCAAGACCTGGATATATACTATTTAACTTATCTATTATCTCTGTCTGTGTCATTCTTCTTCACCTATGTTTTCCCAACAAGTATTACATACACTATGGTCATCATCTTGTTCTGTAATTTCTTTTGCACAAAACATACAACTACCACTAAATGGTTTTGCTACAACATTTCCATTTTTAATTTGTTTATCCCAATAATTATTTAAACCCATACTTAATTTGCTCATTAACCAATCTCCATTATATATCTACAACTTACACAAAATCCATCTTCATCTATGTCACTAGGCAAACCATACAAATCATATTCGCCTACATTACAACTAAGACAACGCACTCTTTAGCTTGTCAATCATAGCACTAGCATTACCCTTAGTAGCTTCGCCACCATTTAAGTATGCCTTTGCTTCTGCACCTAGTTCATCTAAACCACTATCAATAGCTTGTGTAATAAGGTTTTCTATAAACTTTTTCTGTCCATCACTTATAGGATCTTCTTTCCATTTTCCATCAGGTATATCAGCCATATCTTCCTCGCTTTCTTTTTCTTCTACATTACCTAGTGTTTCTATTATATTATTTACTACTTCTGTATTACCAGCTCTGTCCTCAAAATCTTGTTTAAATTTTGTAACATAACTTTCTACAAGTAATAAAAATTTATCTACATTATCGTTAGACCAATCAGCTACATTGTCGCTAATAGTCTTATCCATTTTAAGTCGTGTAATACTTGTGTCGTAGCATTTCTTTGCGAAGTTTTTGTCCTCGTTACACATACTAAATACCATTTCTTTTAACTGACCCTCTGTAATACTAGAAGGGGATTTCGTAATCTCTTGTGCTACTTCTTTTTTTTTAGGCGGCTCTGCCTTTGGTTTGACTACACCTGCGTAGTGTTCTTCCTCTGTTGTGTCGCCTGTCCAAAGTTCTAGCCCTATACCAAAACGCATACAACATCTCTTGATTCCATCACTTACTGCTAGTTTGAGTATCTCACTTTCAGTTAAGTTCCTAGCTAATGCGTGTCTATCTACATCACCAACCTCTTGTACTGTACCAAGATCATCTATCTCTAATGTACATTTTGCACCTACAACTGCGTTGTCTTTATCTCGTATAATGTCATAAGTAAAGTTGTACTTACCACCTACAACATCAACCAATCTTTTTGTGTATATGTGGTGTGGTACATAGTCGCCATACTTACCTTGTGGTGCTTTCTTTACTACACTCTTTGGAAAGTTAGCTGTTAATTTTTTATGTGTTTCTTTATCCATTATTACACTTTCTTAATAAATCGTTCTACAATAATGTCATCACAATACTTTGCGATCCTGTGTAGTTCATCTCTATCTAATTTATTTTTATTGTCTTCAATATTTTTTAATATTTTATCAATATTATCCATTGTTGTTTTCATTTCTCTCCTGTTCTGTGTGCCTACATTGTAGTTGTTATCTACGACAATTTCTAGTATCATTATAGAAAACAATAAATGACTTATTCATATGTTGTTTCCTTTCTGGATAGCCGACTAGCGATAGTCGGCTATTTATTATCTATCTGTTTGTTACAAAACTCACATAATAAAGCTGACCACTCTAAATGTCCTAAGTCTAAACATTGATTACAATGTGGGCATATAACTTTGTAAATCATATTCCAATCATCATAAAACATAATTTCAAAAGTTTTCATTATTCTTCCCTTACTTCTGCTATTGAAAACACTTGCATATTTAATGACTTGTGTATGTGATCTAACATATCTTGTGTATGTTCAATAGCTTTATCTTCTGTTTCTGTTGTAACATACTTTGTACCTACAACATTAACTCTATACTTTTTCATTACTTCCCTTTCACTATATTGTGGATCATCTGTCTAGTTAAATTAGTTATCTCTGCTAATTCAATAGCTGAATAACCAATACCATACAAATTCTTTATTGCTACATTTCTTATGTCTATAAACTCTTGGTTAATAGTTTTAAGATTTTGTAGTTCTTTCATACTTTCATCTAATGCTTTACGATTTTCAAACTCTGTTCGTTTATCTACATTATCGCTTATGTTCTCTTGTGCTTGTGTTAAGAGATCGTTAATATCATCTTCCATTGTTTACCTTTCTATTCTTCTTCTCTAGTATCTATGTGATGAAACAAAACTACTGTATAGTTTTCATCATCAAATCTTTTTAATAATTTATTATCTACATATTCCCAATCAGTATGACCAAACATTTCTTCGCATACTTGATCTAATACTTCGCTATCGTATTCATAATTCATATCTTCCCTATTCTTTCTGCTTATAGCTTATAAAAAACTATCAGCTTTTTTAACTACTACCACATAGCTTTCGTTAAATGTTTGTTGATCTACAATCTCTAATCTATTACCCTCTATAAAATGCAACACTTCTTTAGTGCTACGAAAAGGTTTAAGAATATTGTTGTAATTAACAAAAATATACCTACAATCTAGTGGTAACTCAATCTTCTGTTTTAATACCATACTCATAGTCTAACCTCTTTTACAACCATTGTAAACATTATTCTACAATACTTTTATTGCGTTTGTTTTGTATGACTTCTACTTGTTTTATTAATTCTTCTAAGTCATACCATACTGTTTTAGGTGTAATACCCTCTATATAACAATACTTGCTATATTCTTTGATCCTATCAATTTCAGTTTTAAGATATTCATAGTCATCTAATATCATTATTCACCTACAATCTCTTGATATATAGCCCATACAATACCTCTGTATTCATCTTGATCGTACTTAGATATATCTATATCAACTACACATTCGGCTAGATTAGTAATGTTTTTATCTTTCTTATCTAGTTCTTTTTCTATTAGTTTTTGTATATTATTCATTGATTAACCTACACTTTCTTTTAAATATTCTAATTTTTCTTCGTATGTCATTTGGTCCAAGATGTCTAACGCTTGATCTAAACTCTCTGCATTAACAACAAAAGTTAGTTTATATGTTCCTTTATTCATATTCAGGAATATCCAAACCTAATTCAGCTTGTAGCTTGTCATAACTTTCTTGTATATCTTTAGGAAAGTTTAAGTATTCTTCCCCAATATGAGTTATATACATACCTAAATTGATATTGTATTTTTCATCTAGTATTTCGTATAATTTCATTGATTAACCTACACTTTCATATTTTTGATCGTCAAATAAATCTATATTTACTTCATATCCATCTAGTTTTTCATCTAGTTTATCTAAATACTGTAAAGACTCTTTAGATACGAACATATTGATAAACTTTCTGTATTCATCAAGTTTATGTTCTTGTTCTTTACTTCTTTCTATCCAGAACTTTATATTTTTATAAAGACTTTTTGTATATTCATTTAACATACCTCTAGTCATCTTTTCTATTGGTATTGTTACTAAATCGTATTGGTGATCCATAATTTCAAAAATACGATTATCCCACTTATATACATAGTTGTTATTCTCATCTATATATATTGTTCTTTCTTGCTTGTTATATCGTGATAGTTCCACGATATATTTATATTCTGTTCTTTTCATTTGATTAACCTTTCTGTTTATTAACCTACACTATATATTAGTAAAGTAATATTTACAATGCAAGTTATTTGCCTACAATATCGCTACACAATCGTTATATGCCTACACAATAGAAAAAGCTAGTAGTCAAGGGGTTAACTACTAGCTTGATCTTTAGCTATTGGTTAGCTATTAAGTTATAGATACTGGCTTATTACACCAATCACAATTAATATATTTGCCTACATTGTTGTTATATTCATAAAGTGTTCTGTTAAATTCTTCATTGCACAACTCACAACATATATTTATTAATTCTAAATATTTAGAGTTATCATATGTAGGTATTTTAAATATCTCTTTATGTTTCATTTACTCACCACCTTTTAATTTAAAATATAATCACAATCTAAACAAAAATTAATTTCATCTACACAATCTAAATCAATTTTATTTATATACATACATAATCTGCATAACACCTTATAATATTTAATATTTTTCTTGTTGTTATGTGTAGTAATTTCATTATGTATTTTATTAAATTCTTCTTTAGTATTAATAATCATTATTTAACCCCTTTAATGTAATATTTTTTGTTTAAGTATTGTTTAACTGAATCAGCTAACCAATAGCTTAACCAACCTGCACAATAGCAACCTACAACCAATATAAAATATTGCGTAGGATTTAAAGTAACTGTATCTATCATTTAATTAACCTTCTTTCTGGTATAAATACCCTACAAGCACCCTTTAACAAGTGCTTGTTAGCTATTTATTCTGTGAATAATGTTTCTTCTAAGTAAAGATTAGAAACAAATTCTTTTATAATTTTATCCTGTTCTTCTGTTGTGTTCATTGTGGTCCAATATGTGCCCCAATCTTGAAACTGTGGCTTTATACTTACAAGATCATTATCTTCATTAAAAGTTATTTGTAATCTATAAGCTGGACCACCCCAAGTAATTAGATAATTAATTACTGTTTCTTTAGATATTGAAAGACCATAATTAAATAATTCTTCCTGTTTTTGATCTTCATCTTTTATATTTAATATATCTTCCATTGATCCTATAACATTATTGCTATATTCTTGACCCTGATCTTTTGTTTTTTTATCCATTGTTAACCCCTTTATAATCTAACTTCTTTAATTAAATTAATTGTATTTAATATATTTACTATTTCTGATGATTCAAATTCATTAGAATTATTCCTTACAAATTCATCTAATATTATTAAAGCATCAGAAACATTTTGATTATCCATTTATTTCACCCCCTTTTTAATTTATTAGTTAATGTTTTTAATTCTTTTTTACCTTTTTTTAAAATCTCTTTATATTCTTGTTCTTCGTGGTATCTCCAGCAGGTAACATAATCGTACCAATCTCTATCAATTCCATATTCAATTTCTTTTAATATAAAGTCCATAATTAATTTATCTTTTGTATTGTCAATGTTAAAAATGCAATACTTATTAGGTTTCCAAAAATCTTGACTATTCCAATTAATTTCCCACTTACTAAAAAAAGTTTCAACATCTTTTTTAGATACATCAATTAATTTATTATCGATATCTTCTTCCAAATTAATAAAATATAATTCATCATCATAAGGTATTAAATAAGTAGAAGGTGACATTTTTAATTTTATTTGTTTAACCATAGACATATATTATTACTGTAAAATTAATATTACAAGTTATTTAATTATTTCTTTTGGTCCAGGATAACTTGAAGATGACTCACAAATAGTATTACTGTCGTTCTTCCACAATCTAAACCATATACCCCTTGTTTCTTAAAAAATATCCCCATATCTACGCATACCTAGTTATTTCTAGCTTATTTTTGATCAAATCCTATAAACATTGATTAATATAACTTGTCCTATAATGCGTATTATGTTGCGTTATGTATATATAAATGCAAATATTAAGGTTGACAGACCCCTAGCGTAGCGTAACACTAAATTTGATCTAAGGAAACTTTTATCTACAAATTACCTACTATATATTGTGTGTTTTACCTGACATACTACATCTAGTAGGTGAGCTATCACAGTAGTATCTGTTCTGATCACCAATCTGTTTTAATGTGTTTTCACACTCTTTACATTTTTTCTTCAATAAGAAAAGAATAATCTATTTTTTTTTAAAAAAGAAAGAAAAGAATATATCTAACCCTGTGTCACTCCCTCCCAAAACCAGAATGAACTAAAATCAGTAACATTTAAATATGTGAAGTAATAGGCTATTACCCTAGTTACTATGGTCCAGCCAGTCCACTTATTCCTGTTGTTTGATCCGATACTTCTTTCTAAAAGCTGGAGAAATATCTTGTTTGTTGTTGTCATACTATCACAGGGTTTCTATAATGCAAACTACCTAAGAAAGTCTTAGGTGCGTGTATGGGGATATACGCTAATGTGAACTAAATATCCACATTAAAAAATAGAAAAGAAAGAGCTTGAAATCATATAGACAATGGTATGTGTTGATTTAAGTTAATTCATTTTCTTTCATTGAGTAGCGTAGGTGCGAGGACCTACAGAGGCTAAGGAAAAGGGTTGCACGACCTGCCCATAAGTGAATGGCAAAACAACTGCCTACGATACTCATTACAGTAAATGGACAGACTGTACGAAACAAGCCCTGCTTCGGCAGGGTTTTGTTTATTGACTTAGGATCAATTATGATATATACTAAAAGTACTCATTTCTTATGAGTATCAACTTCCCTGTTTGATTAACCAATTGACCCTAGCTAGTCTAGGGTTATGGAGATAGAAGTACAAGACTGTGATAAATGTTGGAATCCTTATTGGGCTGATCAACTAACAGATGGTCTATGTGTTACCTGCCAAGACAATGAGTACGCTGGTAATCCTAACTGGGCAGGAGATGATTAAAAAATTTTTTTTACGCCTTCGGCTCTTGTAACCCTTCAGGCTTCTGTCTGCCTTTAATTCTAGGATATGTTTTTGTTTTGTGATTATTACAATATCTATATTTGTTATATTTTGAGATAACAGTATTACAGTTATCCTGCAAACAAATTCTTCCACTACTATAAGAAGTAGAGGGTTTATGGTTAGGATATTTATTTCCTTTTATATAATCACTCATACAAGATATAGTATAGTTAGGAGAAAGCAAACTTATGTACGGATATAAGAAGAAGAAGAAGAAAAAATCTGGAAAGAAAAAAGGCAAGAGATAGCTAATGGCTGAATGGCGAGGAATGAAGGTTAAGCTAAATAGTCCTACGGCTATCAGAAAAGGCGAACCAGGATATGGTCGCAAAGCTAAAAAAGTTTTTGTTATGTCCAATGGGAAAGTTAAGAAGGTAATGTTTGGTGATCCAAATATGGCTAATCGTAAAAGCAATCCTAAAGCAAGAGCTTCATTCCGTGCCAGACATAAGTGTTCTACTGCAAAAGATAAGACTACTGCTCGTTACTGGGCGTGTAGGGATTGGTAAAGGAGAGATATGCCAAAAGGTAAAAAAGGTTATTCTGCAAAGCAAAAAAAGATAGCAGCGTTAGCTGAACCTAAAAATAAATTAACAGCAGCAGATTTTAAAATATTAAGAGCTATGAAAAAATTATGAAAGTTAAAGGAGTAGATGTTTCTAGTCTAACTAAAAGACAACAACAAAGTATGAAGAAACATTCTCAACATCATACTAAAAAACATATGCAGTATATGTTAAACTCAATGAAAAGAGGTGCTACATTTACACAAGCACACCAAAGAGCTATGAAGAAAGTAGGTAAATAATGGCTGGTAGGAGAGTAAGTTGGATGTGGGGTGGCAAAAGATATTATGGCACACTAATTCCTAGCAGAGAAACAAAAACTGCAAGATTTGCTAGAACTGAAAACGGAAAGATAAAAAGACTTCCTAAAAAGAAAAAATAATGGCTGAACGAAAAACTTGTTCTAATCCAAGTTGCGAAAGAAAGTTTACAGCTAAACACAATAACAAAAAGTATTGTACTGTTGAGTGCAGTCGTAAAGCACAACATAAACGAGCTAAAAAAAGAAAGCTAGAAAAAAACGCATCACAAATGACTGTTAATCGTGGTGAATATTATCAAGATTACATAGAAAACTATGCAGCAGATGTACAAGCAAAAAACATACAGAAAAAAGATGTAGCAGAGTTTTATGATGTAACTAAAGCTGTTGTTACAAAAATGCACGAAGCATACCTTATTGATAAAGATAATTTAGAAAAACAAAAAGATTGGACAACACCAGAAGAAGCAGTTAAGTCATTAGAAAAGTTTGAGGATTTTAGAGATAGGTATTTCCAAACAGAAACAGGCGAACCATACGAAACAGCTAAGTTTCACAAAAAATGGATAAAAGCAATACTCAAAGCTATAGATCAGGGTGGCGAACAGATGATACTTAGTCCACCACGACACGGCAAAACAGACTTGCTTACACACTTTGCTGTATGGCAGATATGTAAGAATCCTAATGTAAGGATTATGTGGGTAGGTGGTAACGAAGAAATAGCAAAAAACGCTGTAGGTTCTGTAGTAGATCACTTAGAACATAACGAAAAACTTATAGAAGATTTTTGTGGTCCTGGTTCTGCATTTA